TTTCAAATTCAGTACCTGTGCTACCATTTACATAGAAGTCAGTGTTGATGTCATTAAGTGTTCCAGTGTCACCCGCTTCAGTAAAGTTGTGACTTAGTCTAAAACTGTCACCATCCTCAAAATCATTTGGTGTATATGTGTATGCTTTAACACCAGTGCCATTTTTAATAAAGAATATGTTGCTGCTATAAATTACAGTGCCTTCACCAGTTAGTAGTGGATCAGTTAATCCACTGTCATTGTATAGTCCAATCTGTGTGCCAGAAATAACATCAATATATACAGGTTTTGGCCAGGATAACCCACCTGTAGTATTAAACATTTTAACTTCTTCACTATCGCTAAAGCTACTGGTATCATCTATAGTAACAGTGTAAACACCGCCACTTTCAGTAATATCCATCAGATGACCTAGGTAATTAATTTCAGCAACAGTAAGCGGCCACTCGCAGAAATCGTACAAGCCAATACCTGGACGACCTGCTTCATCATAAAATTGGTTAAATTTACTGATGTTTTCCATAATTGTGTCAACATCATTAACTGGGGGTGTGAATCCGCTCCAGTTAACAATATTTCCATCAATTACATCTTGTATGCGTTTTTGAAATCCAACACTAGCGTCACCTACATAGTTTGGATTAATATAATGCGTACCCGCATTATTTGGATATGTGAATATTGATTTCATTAGTAAATTCCTGCCTTACCGCGTCTGTTATATGCGTTCTGGATAACGCCTTCGATGTCTTGTTTATGCTCTAGAATAAACTGTGTACCTGTGCTAGGGTCAATTGCATTTATGTTAAAGTTAACTACTAGTGCGCCGCCACCTTCACCCATTGGTGTAATATTTGCTGGACCAGTAATAAGTTCTGGACCTGCTTCACCAACAACACCTAGTTTGTTTGACGGCAAATAACCACCGCTAGCAAAGAAGCCGCCAAACAATCCACCAAAGAAGTTGCTGATACCGCCCCATAGTCCACTGAAGAAGTTGCCAATGCCGCCAAACAATCCACCGCCGCCGCCAGCGCCACCGCCAAACAATCCACCAAGTAGGCCGCCGCCGCCACCCATTTGTTGACCTAGTGTTGGAACCTGAATGTTTGTTCCCATAAACATGTTGCTCATCTGGTCAATCATTGGTTGGATAAGCATTTTTTCAAGTATCTGTGTTAGCACACGGTTAGCAAAGTCTTTTAGGAAGTCTGCAAAACTATTAAATGCACCTTTGCCTGCCATAATACCCTGTGCGATACCACTTGCCATACTCTTGCTCATTTCTTCCCATGTAGACTTAATAATACCACTTGCAGTAATAGTTGAAGTCTGGAAAGTATCAATTGAATCTCTTGCTTTGGTTAGTTGACGACTAATAATATCAGCACTTACGCCATATTTCTTAGCAAGTGCTTCAATTGCACTGGTATCGCTTAGTGTAGCATTTAGGTTTTCCCAGCGAAGGCGTTCTTCACCAAGTTGTTTTGCAAGTTGTTCACTTGCACTTAATTCTTCACGCTTTGCCGCTGTGCTAGCCCGTCTTGCAGGTTCCATTAAACCAAGTGCAATTAACTCCTTATTGCTAACTTCGCCCAATTCTTTTAATTGACCGATGAGTATTGGATTCATTGCCGCTTCTTCACGCATCGCAGCCAAACGACCCTGCAATGCTTCCAGTCTGGTCGGGGTGCTTACTGCGTTTAGACTTGCCATAGCCGCAGCATATTGATCTAGGTTAATAATGCCAGCAGCCAAATCTGCACTTAGACGGTTAACAGCCAAGCTCATGTTAGTTTGTGAAGTAACTGCTTGACCTGCTGTTTCAAGCAATTGTCTATAATATTGTTCGAATTGACTTAAATTGCCACCTGTATCTTGAATTGTACCAGTTAACTGACTATATTCATTACGGTTATCAGCGATTGCAGCTGATACTGCTGCCATCTCTGCACGAAGAATTTCATTATCAAATACATTGCTTTGTATTTGTGTTCTAAGTTGTGCTTGAACAGCCGTTAATGCTTCAAATTCACTTCTATTTCTATTAATAGCATCGCTTATACCAGTTGTTACACTTGATAATAGTGTATAATGCTCGCCAAATTTCATCAACTGCTCACCGGTATCATACAGTGACAGTTTAAGATCTTCTAATGCTAATACTTGCTGTTCGGTTAGATTTCCTCTATCTGCTAATGATGCTTTAACTGCTTCATATGCTGCTGCATTCGCCAATATTGCTTGTGTATTTGCGTTTTCACTATTCAATAATCCAGAATTTGCTTCTATAACTTTTTGTGCTGCTGTCTGTGCTGCTGTACGAGCCTCGGTTAATTGACGCTCTGCTGCGGTTGCTGCATTTGCTGCTTCTTGAGTCGCTCTTACGAATTCATCATTCTGTGATGCACGGCGTGCTGCGGCTTCAAGCATAAAATATGCTTCGCGATAACCATCAATCTTAGACTGTGTTGCTGCTATAACAGATTCTGTTGTTTGCCCGTTGGATTTAATAGTAGAATTAAGATCATTAAGATTACCTTGTAATATCATAATCTGTTGATTATAGTATTCTACACCCTCAGCATTACCTTCTGCTTGATATCTTGCTCGCATTTCTTCCAAAAACACAAGGTTATCCATTAAACGCTGTTGATTTTGCAGGAATCCTACTTGACGGAGGTGACCATTTTCTACTGTGGTTTGTCCTGCTGCTTGTTGTTCTGTTAAACGAGTTAATTCGGCTTGAAGTTTTGTAATTTCAGCCAATGCTTGTTCTTGTGGTGTAAGTGAAACAGCTACCTTATCAAACAGTTCTGGTAAACTTCTTAGAACAAATCTATATGTTTCTGTAACACCAGATAACTCACCAATGCGAACCATCATACGACCAAACGCATCACTTGATGCTTGTTCTAAGTCGCTAATTGTTGGTTGCATTTTCTGGAAAGATTCTCCCAATGCAGTTGAATTCAATAGCATTTCAGCGAATGCTTGTGAACTTAATTTGCCATCAGCGGCCAAGGCGCGTAATTCACCTACAGTTCGGCCACTCTCACGAGCCATAATAGCAAGTGCTGGTCCCAAGCCTTCAACAATACTGTTAAATTCATCACCACGAACAACACCACTATTCATAGCTTGTCCAAATTGACGGATAACGCCACTAGCTGTTCCAGCATCTGCACCAGCAACTGCTAATGCCTGTGACATTTTAGTTGTTAATTCTTCAACTTGTGCAGTGCTATAACCTAGATTTTCAGTCGCTGAACTTAATTTACTATATAGATCAACGGTATCTGCAAAACTTGTACGGTTTTGCACTGCCAATCCTTGCAGTCTAGTCATTGTTGATGCTAATTCAGTGCTTGAGTTAGTAACAAGACTTAATCTATTGCGATAATTTTCAAATTGTTTAGTAGCATCTATAGCAGATTTAGATACTGCTGTCATAGCAGTTGCAACGGCAGTAACAGCTAACGCGGCCGGACCTGCAATTCTTGTTATAGAAGTAAGCCCGGTGGCAGCGTTAGTTGCTCCTGGGGAACTTCCGATTTTATTGAGATTTTGTTCTACTCTGCTAAGGACACGACTTGCGTTGTCCTTAGCAATAATATTAATATCATAATTGATTGCCATCAGCGTTGTTTCCTTTTGGCTAATTCAGCCTTGCGTTCGTAATATTTAGCCCAAGCACGAATTTCGACGGAACTCAGTTTTTCCATCAGCTCGCTGACTGGCATATGAAGTTGTTCTGCTAATTGGAACAAGAAGAATATCTCCTTGTCCTTGATTAGTTTCCCAGGTCAGCCTCTTCAATATCCAGGCTATTCATACTATTAACAATACGAAGAATTACACTGGGATCAACTTCGTTCATTAATATTACTTTGTCTGCGCTCTTGAATAGACGGTTGCCATCTGCATCAACTGCACGAGTGATTAGGCTTTCAACAAGTGCTTCCACTTGCTTGCCTTCAGCGTGTAGTTTAATAACATTCTGCTCCTGTGCAAAACTTACTACGGGCTTGAAATAGATTTTTGTATCCCACTCAGGCACTTCTACACTTTTCATATTTTGTGCAAGTGCTGCTTTGAAGTGTGATTTTGCGTTGTCGATTACGCTCATTTTAGATTCCTTGTTTTGTTTACTGCCGGCATTACTATGCCTCTGGGTGCTTGGCTACTAGTACCAGTATCCAATACACCAATATATGGAACATTGTTTCGTTCAATTTGGAAAGTTGGAGATTTAAACAATTGCTCTCTGTATGTATGCTGCCAACCTGCTCTGGCTCTGCCTGTATTACCAGGGGTAGCAGATATTAGGTTAGCATGAAATTCTCTACTAGTAGCAGAGAAGTCACGGCCAATAGCCCTAGTAAGTTCATTAATAACTCCTTTTGGCGTACTGGCCATGACTCTTTACTCCTGATTAAGCAGTTTGGCTGCGTGTTAGAGCGCCAGTGCCTTGGAAAGTTACTGATGCGCTAACATTTTCTTCTGTAGCACCAGTGATTTCTAGAGCAGTAACGATGATATCGCCACTGATCTTCCATACGCCTGAGCCTTCACCTTCTGGATATAGGTCCATTGTGTAGGTGTTGCCTACAACAACATCGCCATCCTGACGGTCCCAAACAACATCAAAACTACCATCGAAGGCTTTGAAAGTTGTTGAGTATTCGCGATATGCTGGTGAATCGAAGTTTGTGCATTCGATTGTGTCTACTGACTCGTTTAGTGTATATGATGTTAGTTGCGCGATTGCTGTGTCATCCGCCTTTAGAACACCATTTCTACCTTGTGTACATGCCATGATTATTACTCCTATGGTTACATGGTATAGCAATAACGCACAGTGTAAATCAATCTCATACTACCGTATGGTGCTGCTTCACCTGTTTGTATTGCTTCTATTCTGGTTAATAATAAGTCTTTTGCATTTTTATTTAAAGTGCGATCTTCAGCCAATTTATTATCGATACCCTCAATACATGTATTGAGCTGTTGATCACGATTTTTACCTGCAACATAAAGAACTAGTTCTACTTCCATTATGCTTTCGCCCATGGTGTTAGCAATACGAACTCGTTCTTCACGCATTGATTCAACGCTCACTGCGGGGAAGCCTGTTTTAGGCAACTCCTCAGGGATAATTGGATCACGACTTACAACTCCAAGTTTTACAGTGCGGATACTCTTGAGTGCCGCATATATCTCTTGGGCTATATTTTCTCTACTGCTCATCTGTATAGTCTATCCTGGCTATATTCTGTAATCTCGCCACTGGTTGTTGAACCATCGCCATTGGTATCATATTCAATACCAAGTGCAAATTGTAGGTCCATTTCTTCAGCAAAGCGTTCTTTGTAGAATTTTAGTTGTTCCAGGAACACATCATCAACACGGAATGTTGACAACTTGGGCATGATATATGTGCATAATGCACGGTATACAGTTGCCTTAGTCCACTGACCAGCAGTTAAGCGACTACGCTGAAAGTTTCTGCCATCGTGATGTTTGTTGTAATAACGAACCTGAACCTGATTAACTACATCAGTCTCAGCAAGTGCAAGTTCATCACTCCAATCATCAACACCTTGGTCGAAAATCTCTGGAGCATATTGTTGTAGGTCATTGTTTGTTGCAAAAGACATGCTATTTCTCCTGAATGTGGGAGGATATCTTTACCCTCCCACTAGTTGTTCTATTAGGCTGTTAGTAGGCGAACAGCGCGGCTGCCGTCTAGTAGACCAACGCCAGCGTGTAGTGATGCTACAACATCGGCGCCAACTGCTGCTGCACGGCGTTGTGCTTCAACATTAACATTAGCGAACATTGCGATACGAGCAGCGTCTGCACCGAATACGCAACCATCTTGTGCTGTCATGTATGCTGATTGGAATACGCGGATGCCACCAACTGAACCAACATAAGCGTTAGCCATTGCCATGTTCTGTAGGTCTGAACCTGCGTATGCTGCACTACCGATTGCCTTCATTAGGCCAGCGGCTGCTGCTGGTGATAGAACTGCTACTAGAGCGCCCATTTCGCCGTTGCCGCGGATAACTGCTGCTGCGTCGAATAGTGCGTCTGTGTCAACTGAACCACCAGTTGTGATTGTGTCAGTGATGCCAGCGGCTGCTAGAACTGCTGAAACATTGGCGTCAAATTTTGCAGCAACAGCGTTACCTAGAACGCGGCCTAGATCTGCTGGGTTTACACCACCTAGATCACGGATAACATCGCGAGCAGCGATGATATTTGCTTCGATTGTTACTTTGTTTGCACTAACACCTAGTGCTGTGAAGTCTTCAGCGTCATGTGCGCCTGAAGTTAGTTCTTCAGCAGTTACACCGTTGAATACTGGGATCTGTGCTGAGAATGAACCACTTGCAATCATTGTCATTGGGACAAGACCACCAGTGATGTATAGACTGTTTTCTTGCGCTGTGTAAACGGCAGCGGCTTTAGTTGGGACCATAAGTGCGTCTAGGTCGTATGCTGTGTTAAATGCCATAATATTAAATCCTTTTGGCTATGTTTTAAACTTTCCCTTCCATCCGCCACTTTTTATAGATAGCACGATGTTCAGGATTGGTCATATCTAATGACCGTAGATCCATCTTCTGATGGTCTACTATGTTACGATTGCCTTGTGAATCAGTGCCGGCTGGGCCAGCATTACGGAAGTAAGTGTTTGAACTTAGGAATTCATCAACGAGTTGTTCCACTGTCATTGGTTCTGCGTTGTCATTATAGCGGATTTGTCCGTTCGCATCTTTAACAATTGCATTTCCATTACCATCAAGAGCCAATTGTTCACGCAATAGTTTAGCAGTTTGTTCTGGTGCAACACTTTTCAACTTGCTAGCGGCGTTGATTAGTGCACCATCAATTTTAATACTTTCCAGTTGACTTCTAAGAGTGTTAACTTCAGTATCTGCTTTTTCTTTGGTCTTCTTGAGCAATGTCTCGAAGTCCTTGCGTTCCATTAGTTCTTGTTCTTCCACTCGTTCCCTTAGTTGCTTTAGTTGGCGATATTCATCAACATCAACTTCTGCATACTTTTTGTTCACTTGTGACAATCGCTTGGTGACAATTTCATTTACTTCATCTTGAGTAAATGTCTTTGTCGTAGCCTGGGATTCAGTATTTTGACCCTCTGCAACTTCCCCAGTAGATGTCGCTTCAGTATTAACCATGTTTTCTGTCATGTCAGATTCCTTTGGGAGTTATATGCTTTATTTATGCTTCGCCGCTTTCTAGCGGGACCTCAACATTGGCAGCGCCAATGTCTGCTAAAACTTCGCTGAGCATTTCTTCATCAACTGTCATTTTAGCAATCTCAGTATACAAGGCACGCTTAAACGCTGACGATGGTACAGTTTCAATAGCCTTGCGATATAGTTCTAGTTCTGCGTGTTGGTCACGCAAATCAAAAGTTGTTTTATATTCAATTTCAAATTCTTCAGGCATGTTAAGTGCTTGCCAATCCAACCAGATACGCCACATAGCAATCTCTGTTTCTTGGACTGTATCTGCAATATCACTTAGTTTAGCATTAAGCAATTGACGCTCTGTTTGCAGTGCAACACCGCTCATTGGAGCACCTTTGGTTGCCTGCACAGCCGCAGTGTGAGTCATGCGCTGGATGCCTTCAACTACTTTATCAATAGTGTTTAGGATACTGTCAATACCAGCAGCGGTTGGCTGCAATAGGTATGGCTTTAAGCCTGGATCCATATCTTCCTGCATAGTAATAATACTGCCTGCACCTGCACTTGCAGTTGTGCTTGGTGTTTTAACTAGGCTTGGGTGACCACTAATACGGATACTTTGCTCTAGTTCACTTAGTAAGTTGTAGATGTATTTTTGCCCATCAGCAACATCAGCAACTAAACTCTGACCTAGGCCATTGACTGGTGCTTTAACTGGTGCATGGTTAATGAACGGAATATAACCTAGTGGATTATCATACTGTTCCATGCCTACAACTTCATCTGGCTTACCAGTTGAATCTTTACTAACCACATACTTGACAACCATGTCTGGATACCAGCATGTTAGTGTCATAGTCTCATCATTCTCATGCTCACGCACTTTGATGTATGTTAGTTGTAGTTTTCCCGCTATATTGCGCTTATATTCCCAGTCCAGTACATTTTGTGGAGTATACACACAGGCATACGCTCGTATTCCTAACGCTTCTGCTTCCGCTTGTGTTTGGACTTTATATGAAGGCTTATCCACAAGAATCCAGACATTGCCCAGTACCATAGCTAAGTCGTTACCTGACTTCAGGAAACTATCCATACTCTGACCACTCTGGTCAGTATCTGATAGCCAATCCTTTACTAGTGGGTTGTCTGCCAATTTACCGAGGTATCTTTCAGGATATTCACGGAATAGGAAACTACGGTAAATGTCTACAGTAGTTTGCACATGGTTATCAAGTGGCGTAGCGGCCAGTCTCTTGCGATATTGATCGCCTGGACCAGATTCCTCACCAATGTAGTGTGTTAAGTATTCACCAGCACGATATTTGTCACCCCCTAGGTATGAACGGTAAAGATAATCTGCTTGTACTGTGTTGCTATCATAAGACGGATGCGTCTTTAATAATTTTTCTAGATTCATTTGTTTGTTTCCTCGAGGATGCTTGACGGGGTATGCGGATGATCAGTCCTGTGACAAGCGTTCAATATATTTAGCATTTTAATAAACCCCCCATATCGTTGGTTGATTTTCCGTCTGATCATGAGGTCTACGGATTGGATACAAGTAATCTATTAGGTATCCAACTGCATCATTTTGGTGGTCATAGCCACTCTCTTTATCAGGAACACGGGTTCCTTCTTTATATTGATGTTTAGTGACACATTCAATAGTCTTACGGCAGCGTGGATCAATGAATAATCGTCGCTCGCCAGCAGCATCACAATACATCTTATTTACTGCGTTAATACGATCGTTCACCGCGGTGTGTCTGCGATGTGCTTTTATTTCAAATCCATATTGCATTAATATGCTATGGTCTGTTCTACCACCTGCGCTGGTTTTACGCTGCGCACCTGCAGGATCTGGATATGCTACTATGTTATATCCAGGATAACGGCGGACAACCTCCTGCGCAAGTTCATCCGTATTACTGTCACTGATAACAATCTCATCAATAATGTGCATACCAGTGCGTGTTTTTACTCCAATGACACCACTTACAGGGTTAATGTTGAAGTCGCAACCCAGATGCAATATTTTTGGTATGTCATCAGTATAGCTTTTAACATTGTGTTCAATATCAAATGAATGGTAAATTATATGCCCAGCATTTTCGAAACTTGCTTCATATTCTTGCTGGAATGTTTTGAGGTCTAAGTCATGCCGTGCTGATTCAACTTCTTCAGGTGTAACATTGCCGCCTTCAACAGTTGTATACTGAAATGCACTCCAGGTGTCAGCAGTTTTAGCATAAGTCCACATATCATATACCCAGTTAAAACCTTTGGGCGTAGTAATAAACAGGGCACCACCCTGTCTATCACTCAGTGTAGGTCTTAAAACTTCAGTCCAGACCTCACGATCCATAAAAGCGCATTCATCAAGCACAATGAAATCAAGACTAACGCCACGCATACTGTCAAAATTATCAGCACTGCGCACACTAATGCGGCTATTATTGACCAAAGTAATAGTAAGATCACTCTCGTTAATACGCTTAACCCATTTACGATCACTGAGTTGTTGCTTGAGATCTTCCCAGATAATTTGTTTACCCATGCGATAAGTTGGCGCCACATAAAATATCCTTTTGTTTGGAAATCGTGCAATACGAGCAATCTCATACATACTCAGATAGGTTTTACCGAAACGGCGACCTGCCGCTACAACTCTAAATCGTGCAGGATCATCAAATATAGTCTGTTGGGGGGTTGTTAACGCCATATACTGATATATTCTCTATTCACCTGCCCCTGTCGGGCCATCGTTCTGATGTGGATCAGATTCCGCCTCACTACCATCACTGATTATTTCTTTGGCTTGCGCTTCTTCGTGTAATTCATCTTCCAATTCCTCAGCTGGCCAGCCATATACTAATTTAATATAAGCATCAGCGGCACTTTGGCTTTCGCCTTTAACACGGATAATCTTACCCGCTATTTCATATCTATAAATCATAACTTGTTCCTTAAAGTTCACCTGCTTTGGTGCGTAGGCGTAGGTTTTCTTTTTCCAGGTATTCTAAACGAACAATGTATTCCATCATTTTGCTTTTTAATTCTGCAATTTGTAAATGAAGATCGTCGTTTTGACGGCGTTCATTTTCCAGTCTATCTTCTAGTATCGCAACTCGTTCACGCAAATCATCACGAAATAGATTTTTATCATCTTTATCTTTGCTTTCATATGCAATGCGCAATTCCAGCCTGCGCTGGTAATAATTCCAAGCGCCTTGGCCGCCCAGTAGTGTTAATCCCGTAACAATTATACTTGTTAAATCCAGTCCCGGCATATTTTATTTCCCCGTGTTCGTTTATTTACTTTCCCATGGCAACACTAGATTTTCGTCACCATCATTAGGATTATCAGATTGACCAAGCATCTGCTTCCCCAACCAAATAAGCATAGTAGGATTACCTTCCAGTGCTTTCTCGTATTGCGCACGGCGTAGTTTTACTCTACCCCGTGCTTTGCCTTCTTCCATAAGTTCTGGGTGTTTTTGAAGTGTGCTTCTATTAACGCCCATCACAAATGCAATATCCGCTTGGCTGGCAAATATTTCACTCAGTCGCCGGATCTGTTCTTTTTCTTCTTCAGTGAATACCCGTTCTGGTCTTCCTGATTTACCTTTTTCCTCTGGTATTGAGTTATCATCCTCATTATTGCTCATGAGTATAGCCTCCGTTTTTAATGTAGATCTACCCAGGTTCCGCCTGCATAGACTTGTAGTTTATCTGTAGTAGTATTGTATACAACCCAACCATTAGCTGGACTCATAGCATTAATACCAGTTTGGTTAAATTGTGGAAATGCAATGGGCTGCTGTGATTTAGTGTGTGTTTCACGGACTTCTACTGCGTTCGCTTGGTTGTTTAGTGTATCATTAACAGCAATATTGAATATGTTGCCGTTAGAGGGTTCATCATAGATAACTTGGAATTGTCCAACATAAGCTTCAGTGGTCTGATCTTCACTTAACATGTTAAAGTTAAGTGCAAGTTGACTACCTGATTCCAATGCACTACTGCCACTGTTGTTCCAGCGGTATAGTGATATTTCACTTCCACTGTTTAAGTGACCCGACCGTGTTAACATTTTAGGCTGGTTTGACAGTACTATGCTGTGTCCATTACTGTTGTTAATTTCAATATTGTCAGTTAATTGGATATAACTACCACTTGATTCATGGTTAAAGCGCAGTGAACCACCACTGAGTGTGCTAAAGCTAAGGTTTCCTTCACTTTGTATTTCACTAATACCGCCCCAACTCTTAATATGCAATTCACTGGCATCAATTCTTAGTGGTGCATAGTTATTGCCAATATCAGTAATTTTAATAGCACTTTCATCACCTTGCATGTTAAATTCTGTGAGGTGAGTACCATTATCGCCGCCACCAGTATCACCAACATTGACTGTTATGAAAGTATTAGATTGTGGTGTTTGCCATCTTTGCACTACAATATGGCTGTTGCCTGGGTCTGCATATTGCACAAAGCGTGTGGTCACATCATAATCAGTAGTGCCGTAGTTTTCCCACATGTGGCTGAACTTTAGGGCATTACCTGTGCTAGCATTTGCCAACAATACCGCAGGATTAATTCTTAACAAACCACTGCTTGAAGTTATCTCTGCACCACCATTACCCTGAAGTGTTAGTTTACTAATATGACTTCCATCATCACCACCACCGGTGTCAATTGCTTCGTATAGATACCATTGTTTTTCATTTTCAGTGCGCCATTGGTTTACACCCAAACGATTTGAACTTAAATCTTTAATGTTATTAGAGTTGTACTCAAATCATAATCAGTAACGCCATAATTTTCCCAAGTGGTACGGAATGTAAAAGCATTATTTGTATCTGCATTTGCTCTCAGGGTATATGGTATTAAGTTGCCAGTGACAGTGAAGTCAGCATTAACTGTATCACTGTTTTGCCAGTTAAAGACACTGCCATTCCAGATCAGCAGTTGTCCTTCACTAGGTGTAGTTGGGATACTGACATCACTCAGATCCTGTATGCGTGTTACAGTTTGCACATCTCTTGCACCTGTAGTTGTGTTTGTGGCTACGCCATTAATATTAATTAACATGGGGTTATTCTCCTTTTATTATAGAACAAGCCATTAGTATGGCTTGTTCTCGTTCATCCACTGAATCAGATCTGCTGGAAGTTCAGTCCATTCAGTACCACCAGCAGCCACTATAGATCTATAATGGCCACGGTGCAATTCAATCACTGCGGCAATATAATCGGTATATTCACCGAATAATGCAGCATTGTTTTGTCTATAGTATGGTGCGTATTCTAATATCGCATTTTCACAATGTTCTTGTAATGTCATGATCTTTATCCTACTGTATACTCATATATGCCTGGTATTCTGTCAATAGTGGCTCTTAATACTTCTTCGCCAGCAAATGCTCCTGTATTACTAGTGTATATTAACCATCCATCACAGTTAATATAACTTGGATTGGTTATTGGATTTAATATAAAACTTGCAATTTGTATGCTTGATCCTAGATCTATTTGAACCCAACTACCTGCATAATTAGATGAACCAAGATTCCACCAACTTCTACCGGTACCACCTACGATATTATCAAATGCTTCATATGCGTCATATGACACAGAAGCCACATATTCAGCACTTGCTACATATGGTGCTGGTGCAGTATTTGATGTCATCCCTGTGGTTGGATACAATGTTCCAGACTGCGCAGGTCCTGTAAATAATTGCACACGGTCGATCATGTTATAACTTGTGGCATTTATAAATTTAATGCGATAATATCTTGCTGCCGGAATCGCTAGAGAATCAAAAGTTGCGGTGGCAGTATCACTCGCTAAATCACCGAAATCCTGCACTTTAACTTCTAGAACATAACCAGTGTCTATAGATGGCGTAGTGAATGAAAATGTGCCATCATATTTGTCAGTGATCTGGCTGTTTGTTATTACTACTGTTCCACCGCTATCTTTAACCTGTGCCCAAATATTTGGATCTTCATAATCACCATAGTTAGTAATAGTGCAGATATTTGTGGCACCAACAAATGAACTTTCAATACTTATTAGTGGTGTTAAACTTAGGCCTAGGTTAGTATTCTGCCACTCCATTGCAATACCATTATAGCGTAGGATATCACCATCACTAACCGCAGAGATGGTTACATCAGTTAAATCATCTAGCGCACTGGCTCCGCCACCACCACCGCCAACACTATTCCAAGTGCTGTCATGGTATACTTGCAGTTCATTACCTTCAGTGTTCCAGATAAGCATACCATCTTGCACTAGTGCTAGACCATCACGGCCAGCGTTGTTATAGTATGTTTGACGGATTGGTTTACCACCATATAGGTAATGCTCATGAACAGTCCAGTTGTTTAACAAACTGTTGTCTGCTGGATTCATGGTTTGTAGTTTTGTTTCATGACCATCAATGCGGTCAAAACGCCCACCAAGTTGTCCCAATTGGTAGAAGTTACCACCTTCACCTGCACCAAACTGAACTAGGATCTGTGTATCATCAGCATAATCGATGGCATCAGTATGCTTGCGGATAATTCTGAATGGAATGTTTAGTTCTTCAGTGCTGTCTGTTATACTATTATAGACAGTTTGTGTGCTGTTGTATTGTATTCCAACATATGAACTGGTGCTGTCTAGAGCGTTAATATAAACAGTACCATCATTAACAAAATTATGCTCAGTAGCATTAAGATTTAATGCAGTATTACTGTTTAAGTGTAATGGGTTATTAGAATTTAATTCAATACTACCACCTGATATGTTTAGATTATTAGCACTGTTGAGTGTTAATTGATCTGAACCAATATTCAATGCATTATCAGTTAAAATAGCACTTTCATTGCCAGTTAGTCTTAATTCAACCCGGTGACTTCCATCATCACCACCACCAGTATCGACTACATCGTACTGTGCAAAACCATTGCCGTTGCTGGTTAGTAAACGAACGGTGTTTAAAAGATTGTTATCTGGATCAGTGTAGTTGGCAATTTTAAATTCACCATTATATGGTTCCCACGCTGGAATACCATAATCAGTTACAAATGTAAATTGTCCATCAGTAGTGAAAGTATTGCCTGGATCCGTAATATAACCCGCATCATTGTTAAATGCACTTACATCAGTTGGGATATCGTCAGTTGTTGCATAGTTGTTTGCAGTCAGGTAATCACCAACTAATGTATCACTATAGTAAAGGTTTAAACTACCCTCTAATAGATCATCTGTAGTGGCTGGAACACTAATTCCACTTAACTGACTGTTAACATATTCTTCAGTTGCATAACCAGCATCGTTAGTGAATGCACTTACATTTGTAGGAA